ACCATTGTTCTCTAATAATAATGAACTTCCCCAACCTGTACCAGTTCTTAATGCTGAAACAGAAGGGTTAGAAGAACCAATGACAATACCAGGTGGGATAATAACTCTTTTCTTCTTAGAAGAAGTCCAATCAGCAGCAGAAAACAGACTTTGAAGAGAGACATTCGTAGAATTAGACAGTGTTATCACTATTTCAGCAGCATAAAACTCTTTCCAAACTCCAGCATTTTTTATTAATCCTTGTTGAACTGGCTTCCATACACCACCATTTTTGACAAAGAGATCATCAACTTGTTTCCATGTGCCAGAATGTCGTGTGTGCATTGTCATGTCAGACTACACCTTCAACCAAACATCACCATCTACGCCGCCACTAGGGTTACCCGTCGAAGTAGTCATATTTGCAGAAGAAATGTTACCTAATGATGCACTATCAACTTTGCCAGCCAAACTATCTATCATGGTCACCGCAAAATTGGGGTCATCGCCCAAAGATGCCGCCAGCTCATTTATGGTATCAAGCACCACTGGCGAACTACCAACCAAATTGGCTACCGCACCATCAACATATAAGATAGTAGCCTTTGCATTAAGCATATCAGTAAGGCCTGTAATTTGAGCAATCGTATGCCCATGCACCCCAAGAGCCGCCGCAAGTGAGCTTGGTTGCCAGCCTGTGGCGGTTTTAACCATTAAATAATCAATAGCAGCACCCGCCATTCCGCTAACATCAGTTAAATCATCTAAACTATGTGCATGACTGGTGCTGGCTTTGCCGCTTAATGCTGTTTGTAAGCCTGTAATATCTGCAATGGCATGAGAATGACTAACACTTGCTTTGCCGCCAAGTCCATCTAACAATGCTTGAATATCACCATCAACCATATCAAGTGCAGATTGTAATAATGATACATCGTCAGACACGTTATTACTTGCTACTGGTTTTGGATAATTTCTATTTATTGTGGTTGCCATTTATCCGTCCCTAAAATATTGCCGCCCCAAGATCACCCAATTGGGGACGTGCGCCTGCATTGCCTGTTAATGTTATTTTTAATCGACCAATATCCGCCGTGATATTCGTTTCTTCATGTTTTGGCTCTGTCCAGTTTGGAAATGCCAAAGCCTCAGTAGAAATGAGAGGCAATTCTTGCCAGTTATCATCAGCTGCATCATATTCAATAGTTACTCCTGCACCTGCGGGAATAAACTTTTTGAAATAAGCCGTTAGGCGAACTGCACTGCCAAAATCAAATGCACGGGTAATATACGTGCCGCTAGTTGCAAGCTCACCAACCACTAACATTACTGGTGCAAATAGCGTGGGTGACAATGTTTGTGTCCCTGTAAGAATGGCTCGCAACTCAACTGTCTCGGTGATATATTCATTAAGTTGCAAAACCTGACCTGCAAGCAATCTATAAATATCACCATTTGCTCGCTCAACTTCAAACACCACAGAGCAAGCACCATCAGGCAATTCAACCGCCGCTCTTACCTGTAAATCAGAGCAATTTACTAAATCATGTGAGCCTAGCGCAACTGTCTTTGTAAGACTGGTATATTTAGCCGCCACCACTCTAAAAGTGAGGCTTGATTTTTGATGTGGTGTCCAACTTCTTGCGTTAACCGAACTCAGGCGAACTCCTACAGGATAAGGGTGAGCCGATACAAAACTATCACTATCAAGGTCAAAATCACCAAGAGACGCAACTGAGACCGCATGATTGCCATCATCAGTTTTGATAATGAAGGCATGCTCATCATTATTCAGCGTTAACACTGGAAAGCCATACCTAGCCTCAACCCAACCAGTCTGTGCCGCCGCCATTGGCACAAACGCCTCTGCTACAATATCAGTAGTTGGTGTCCCATCATTAACTGTAGATTGATGCACAAGTATATTATTATTGGTGTCACCGATTACACAAAGTCTGAAATCCACCCCAACCAATTGGCGGCTTTGTGATGGCGTAAACGTCTGTGCTTGCGGGTCACTTGGTGGCCTATTCTCTTCATCACTGTCACCGAAAAGCCCCTCAACCCTAACACCAGAGCCTGTGGAAGCATCTGTGACAGTTGTAATATTTATAACTTGGACAGCAGGCGGCAACGTAAATCGTCCAATAGAGGTCACTCTTTGCATGGTTGAGACAACGATTGTCCCTTCCCCCGTGAAAGTAGCAGTCGCAAAGTTGCCTGTCTGGCTTATTGCAATAATTATTTTTGAACCTGTAGGAATATTTGCAGGAATCGTAAAGGTGATAGTTAATTCACCATTAGCATCGCCTACCTGTGTGCCTGCGGGCTTTACGTCAAGACCATCAAAAGTTAAATCGGTTAATTCTTCACCAACTCCAAATCCAATAATAGTAGCCGTTAAATCAATCTGCCTTAAAAAATTCGCCTGCTCATCTCTCACACCAAGTGAATTTATGATTTCAGTTATAACCTCTAAAGGGCCGCCATCAGCCCTAACGCCCCTATGAAACTCTAAAGTATCAGGTGAAGCCCATTGTGTTTCACTGGCAGTCCAAAAATCAACTGGCGGATCAATAGACATCGAGGCAGGCAGTGGTGCGAAATTCTGGTATGGGTTTATTTTTTCGCACGCAGTAGATAATTCCTGCGAGATTATTACCTCTTCAACATAATCTAACATTATTGGTGCTGTTAGCGGCGCATAATAAAATGTGGGAGTGATTGACAGTTGCATCACTCCGCCACCTATCGCCGCACTCTGCACTTCACCTGCATCACGTAGGCTATCATCAATTAAGGGGTCAACAAACATATTACGTTTAGCCACTGGCTCACGTGCATCAATAGATGACTTTGTGCGCTCAAGCATGCTAAGGCGAATTAAATCGCTCTGCGCCCGTGCCATGCGATCAATTTCTTCATAGGTATAATTATAAATACCATTATTCACCACCTTTGGCTTGCCCAACCAATCATTGTGAATTTCTGCTAATTTTAATAATTGCACTGGTGTGGCTGGTGGCAATTTACTGGCTAATGTTGAAATGCCTTTGACATAAACAGGCGCACCATTTTGCGCTAAGCATAACAAATCTATTCGTGGCAACTTCCAAGTGTAAGCGATAATTATATCACCTCCAACAACCCCACCCGATATGGTTATAGTTTTTGCATCAAAACTATCAGCAACCACACTATCTCGATATTGATAGGTCACACTATAAGTTGAGCCAGTTGCTGGCTCATTTGCCGCTAATGCCCAATCAATATTACCACTTGTTAAAGTGAAATCTGTGCTTTCAATATAAGTTGTACCACCTTGCGTAACCGAAATAATATCCACGATTGAATTATCGGGCAACGCATCAGCACCATTTGCTATTGCACCTCGAGTTATGCTTAGCGTTTTTTCTTTAGTCAGCAATATCGAGCTTATCTGATCAATCGGGAAATTATTAACCTCTATAGTTTCACTTGAACCACCTGCATAAATATGAGTTTCACCTGGCACGGCACTAACATCAAATGCTTCAGCCTCAAAATACCGCAAAGCTACCCAGCGTTCAAGCTTACGTCCTCGCACATTTGCTTCACCCTGCTCAATAGAAAAAACCTGCTTACCTGCATCAGCACCAAGTGCAGTAACCCTGCAGCCATCAACAATATAATGACCGTTTGCCGAAAAATCATAAGTCGCTATAGCATTGGTTATTCCGTCAAGCGCAGGTGGCGGAGTTTGATCTAAAATTGTGCCATTTTGTAAAAGATAAACAGCGAAGAACTCACCTAGCTGATTATCACTTTTCAACGCCCAAACAAGAGTTGCCACCTCACGAGCCGCCCCTGGCTCTCCTTCTGCCAACGTTCCAGCCACTTGGCCAAGCAATTCTGGATCATCTTCATGTGTAATCCAAACCCGCACAAGCTTTACGCCAATTTCAACACGACTAACCATATCCACGCCAGCAAGCGTTTTGGCTGGCACGTCAATTACATCACCTGCAATATATATTTTGCCAAAGGTTAAAAGCACGCTTTGAGCCGCAACATCAACAATCGCCTCACCGCCCTCAACCCTATCGCCATCGGATGCAATTAAGTTTGAAATGCGTTTTGAGCGATTGCGCTCAATGCTTTGCAATTCGTTCAACTCACCAGCTTGCACAAGAGCGTTATCACCATAAAAAGTAACGCCTTGTTGCTCAAGTTTTGAGCGATCGATTGCAAAAGGCAAATTTGATTGATGCGACATTAAAACCTCAACATTATTTTAATTTGTTCACGCACAGTTTTGCGCATTTCTATATTCATTGTTGTGAGTGCTATTTCAGCACCACCAGATAATTCATCTGGCTCAAGCCAAAGCTGACCACTTTTAACATTCTGAGTAAGCACAGGCGAGATTATAAGACTGACAGTTTCAGCCGTAACATCACTCGCATCTTCAAATTGCGTCATCGCTTCAATATAAAGTTGCGTGCCACCCTCAATGGGAGCATAAGAAACACCATCATGTTGATATGCACCATTTGCCACCACACCAACTTGATGAACGGCTCTGGCTCGCCGATAACCAATAATATCACCCGTTCCATTTTTGAATGATAAATATATTTGCTTATCCAAAAACCACGTACTAAGAGCCGATGTTCTTTGAGTGGCCGCATCAGCATTCCACGCAAAATCAGCATCACTCCAAGCAATATTTAGATCTTGCCAAGTAACCGAGCCACCAACAACTGGATCAATCCAATTCCCCAGCGCAACACCTTCTGCTTCGCTCAAAATATGAGCAATTTCATGCGTGCGCCCAAAACTCCATAGGGTTTCTTTTTGCGTGATTACAACACCGCTTTCACGCTCAAGCATTGCTCCATCAAGCTGGCTATTATCTGCAACTAATGCGCCTACATCATATTGAAACACCCCACGCCTAAAATTTGAGCGCACAGGAATGCTTAGATTTACTATGCCCTCAATGCGCTCTAAATCTGGCTCATCATTTGCAGGTAGATTTGTAAATCTTAATTGAAAGCTATTCCAATAATTACGTCTTGTTGAAGCCTCTTCTAAAGCAGCAGAATAACCAATCCAGCTAAGCCCGATGATTATTGCACTTGGTGTGCCACGCACTCTTTGCCAATCAACACCCTGATCAATCAAATCATATAGATTTGGCACAAATGGAGTTAATTCATCAAGCCCATATTCCCAAACCAAAAATGGTAAAAAAGATGATGGTGGCGAAACAAGTTTTGCGGTTTTAATTGCTGATATTCCATCATGCAAAATTTGCTGTGGTGACATTACATCTGCAAGCGTGCGCTCCCATGACGTGGAATTTATTGACAAAAGAGCAGAATTTGAAACCATCAATAAGCCCTCCCTGCAATCTCAAGCACCACACTGCCAAGAGTCGCCGCCTGATTAAACGGAATTTCAACATCACTTAAAGGGGCGCTTAATTCTACTTTTTGTACACCCACACATTGCAGTTGCGCAATCAACCAAGAGCGAGTGACATCTCGTCCAAGCCCTAGCTCATTTGCCCAAGCATTTTGTAAGTTGCTTTGTAAATCAGCAATAAGCAAGGCATCTGCTTGCGGCAAAAGCGTAATATTAGCACTCACATCAATACTAAATTGTGCGGCACTAGCCACAACAATAATATCATTGACCATACGTTTATCAGGCGCTTGGATAGATCCATCAACCGCCGCCAATAATGGTGCATCGGCAATGCCATTATTATCACTAGCAAATATTGCAACATGAACCGTTGGATTTTTATCAATCGTATAAACTGCAACATCAGCAACCCGAGCATCTGCCGCTAATGCAATAGATTTATATCTCTCAACTGTGCCACCAGTCGAGCGACCCTGAATTGCGAGGACAACTCTTTTGCGCAAAAGCGCATCGCTCTCTTGAAACAATCGAGTAACATCATAAAATTGCGATAAAATATCAAGATCAGCACCTTTTGCAAAAGGTAGCAGATTAGCTCTAATCGCCTCATTAACTCGCTGACGAATAAGAATATCTTGATAGGCTGCAACTTCCACTAAAATTATTGCAGGATCTGTTTCAAGCGCACTAACATTATATGCAATACCAGCATCATCAAAAGCAGTCTGCAAAATCGCCTTAAAATCAACCAAACGAGCCTCAAAATCAATCTCGTTTATCACTTGCGGAGGCGGCAAACTTGCTAATTCTGGAGGTAAGTTTTCACTCATATTAACCAATCCAATTAAAAAACGATATTAGTTGCAACATCAGTTTTAGTAGGAGAAAAATCCCCCAAATGCCCACGGGGAATATACCTGCCCCTCACAAGCATCTCCAATTTTCCAGAGTGAGACACAGAGATAATCTCAACCTGCTCTAACTTAAATCTAGGCTCACCGTAAAAATCACCATTAACCATTCTTGGCTCTAATGCTTTTGCCGTAAAAGCAAAAATAGACATTAACAGCTTCTCATTCATTGGTGCATCAATCAGATCAGGAATTTGAGATCCAAAATCCCTGCGCATTATTCTACTGCCTATGGGGGTAGTTAAAATCTTCTCGATTGATTGCTTAACATGCTCCCAACCAACCAAGATATCGCCCGCTATTGAAATGCCAGACATCAATTACTCTTTATTTTTCTCAGGCAATTTTATTGGCTTTCTCTTTGGATTTTTTAACGAAACACTATCCCCAAAAGGCTCTATAAGATATTTAACCTGCTCATCACTAAGCACAATTTCATCACCCTCCTTATAAAAAGAGCCAAGAATAAAACCCTCTTTTCTAACATAATATTTTTTACTCATTTCATTCTCCTTTTTAAACAGCAAAAACCTTAGAAGCACTACCAACAGCCACATCGCCTGCACTATCTTTATCACCCTTAAGATGAATTAATTTCCCGCCCTCTCCACCAAGATGAACAAACCCTTTAAGCACAATTTTATCAGCTTTGATTATAACCGCTGCAGATCCAACCTCAATGCGAGTGCCACCAATCGTTAAAACAGCTTCCTCACCATCATGAGGCCTTGCATTTTGGTTTGATGGAATTGACATATCAATCACCCCATCACCCAAATCACCAGTTTCAGAAACCACATCAACCTGCTCACCAATACTGGGAGGGATATGGGCTTTAATATTGCCTGCCGCAATTTCTTTCCACGGCATCCATGGGCTTAGATATTTTTTCCCATCTCTTATCTCAAATTCAACCCTAGCAAGCCCCTTGGATAAATCTATTTTGCTTATTTTTCCAGTACGCTTACGATTGCGATCTCGCCGCTTTAATTCTGCAATTTCATTCACTAACCAAGATATTTGATCTGGTAAATTACCAGGAAAAGCACTCATGTTCCAACAACTGTGACATCTGATATTATTTCACTGCCAGCAATATTTGTCATTTCATCACCTACAACAGGAGCAATCCCCAAACTGTTAGCAGCGGACTTAGAAAGCCCAAGTGCCCTGACTGCTAATACCCAATCATCAACACCACTATCAGCACCAAGCAAAACTCTAATAAGCCCAGCAATCTCAGTTAAACTTGGCTCAGTATCAACTTTTGCTAAAAATTTAAACCAAAACCCATTTTGATTAAGCGAGCGGCCAAATTCTGGATCATTTAAGGGTTTTCCTGTAAATAATATTTGCCGACCCGCATATCTTTCACCAGAGTTATTTTTTGAGGCCCCTCTAACGCTTTTAACCTCATCTTCCAAAACAAAACATGTTCCTAATAACTCTGCCCATTCATTACCTTCATCAGCCAAGGCTGTGTGGATTTGCCGCTCAATCGCATCAAGCAGCATTTCAATTCCTGCATCAGTTGGCGGAATACCAGCAACTATTATATCTTCACCGGCTTCATTTGTTTGCGACATTCGGGCGGTAACACCAATTTCAAGGCTTAAGACAAGCGAACTCTTACTCTGCTCATCTGTATATACTGCGATAAATGGTTGATCTTCATCAGGGTGGCTTTCAGGATCAATTGCTGCAATAACACTATCTTTAACATTCTCTCCAGCAAAACTATTGCCAGCCAATGCATGAACTGCACAAATTCTAATTGCCATTCTGTTAAGCATTGTTATTTCCAACAGCACATAGTGACAATTCAAGCCGCGCATGATTGCGGCTATCAACTCGCTCAACTTCAAAGCTTGGAGATCCATCCCTATCAAGAGCAATAATTCTATCTCCAGCATTTATTTTTATATCAAACGGCAACTTCTCCCGATCAATAAAAACCATTGTTTCACCACTTCCAATCGACACGTTCATTTTTTTGCGAGAACCAGATAGGCTTTCTACACTCCCAGAATCTATTCTCAACACGGCAATAATTTCAAATGTTATCCGAGTTCCATCAACTTGTGATCCTGAATATTGGTTAATGGCTCTGGGTTCAATTTTTATTTTTTCACCAAGAACACTATCAACTGCCGCAGCACCTTGATTTAAAAGCGATTGGTAATTAGCCGTCATAAATATTACTCAGCACTTAGTTTTTGTAATTTGGTTTTTGCACCATCAAGCAATTGTTGCGCAGCAACTTTATCATTGTCATTTTCAGCACTAGCCAAAGCTTCCTCCGCATCACTCACCTCAACCTTAGCATCACTAATTGCTTTTAGCCTTGCCTTTTCATCCGCCTTAGCTTTTTTTGTAGATTTATCTTTTTTAGTTTTGCCTGCAGATTTAATAACTTCATAAGCAAATTTATCATCTACCATTTGCTGACCATAACTTGCAGAAACCAAAACCTCTTCACCAGAAGAAACAGGCGTATCTTCATTTTCTTTTTTGGGTGGACGAACTTCAGAAGCGGGTATTATTCCTCCATTTAAAAATGCAATTATCATTGTTTTATTCTTAGTCATGTTTTGTCCTTTCCTGTTTTAAAAATGCACCAAGCATTCTTAAAAAACGAAACAACCCGCACAATGGCGGGCTATTTCACTATAAGTTAATTTTATAGATACTATCTAAGCTACTATGTGAGTGTCAATTTACGTAAAGTTTGAGGCTTAGTGCATATTGAAAGTGCATTCATTTGCACTTCCAAATCATAGCCTTTATTATTAGGCTTAGGAAAAGCCCTAGAATAAAAAGGAAGCCCCTTAGTATTCACTGTCTCACTATAATCCGCAGGCGCAAAACGTGTGATACACAAATTTTCTACACCAAAAGGAACAAGTCGAGCTTCGTCATCAGCTATATATGCCGCCCCAAGATCACTGGTTGCTTTAGCACCAGTTTTATAACGCTCCCAAGTTACACCACCAAACTCAAAAACATCAGGAACATCTTTTCGAAGTATCTCAGCACCGGAATGATTTAAAAAAGTATCCCTTACCGATTTATGTCTCCATAACATACGATGAAAATTCCTACCAGCAAAAGCCCTAATACCTTCGTAAGCTTCATCAAGAGAATCTTCAATGGTATAAACTACATCTTGCACCAAGCCACCAACATCGGTTGCATCAATATCAAGTTCTAGCGACACGGCAGCAGGCACAGCAATTCCAAACATATTATATAAATCATGCAGAACCTTACCAGATTTTTCGGTGATTATTCCTTTTAAAGCACCAACTCTTTGATGTTCAAGAGTCATTGTTAAATCACCTGCATGATTTGCCGCTTTAGCATTTACCCTATCCTCAATTATTTCAGCTTCGCTTTCAGAGCCAAATGATCTAACACCTTGCACCTCATCAGCTTTAATTGAGTCATTGCGTTCATAATGATCAATATTAAACGGAATTTTCCTGCGTTTTTCATCTCCAGTAGTTTCACCAGGGCCACCTCGCTCTGATGTGTTTACTAACCCTAGTCTCCCATCTCTCATTTCAATTGAAATCTGAGTAGTAGTTACGCCATCTTCATTAAATATCCCAGATTTAGAGACCTGACCAGGACGATATGGAGTGTTGTTAATTGCAGCTGTTAAGCTTTCTAGCGAAAATGGATCGCCTGTATGTGCGTTTGCTGTTGGCATTTTTTTATCCTATCTTACAATAATGTTTAATGTAGCAAGCTGATTATGCTTGGCTGTAATTTTTGCAGAATTATCTACAGTTGAATGAAATGTTAGCTGTTGGCTTTTTACT